AGCCGAGACCCCCCTCGTCGATCACGGTCAGCGCAGGTCGGTACTCCTCGATGGCGTCGATCACCCGGCCCACGGTCGTCATGGTGTCCTCGCCGTGGTAGCGTTTGATTGCAATCAGATCGCGTCCTTGCCGGACGACGATGACGGTGCTGTCCGCTCCGCTGCGTGCTGGATCGACTCCGATAACGCGTGGCGCCGATTGGTCCTTATACTGAGGCCGCTGCATAGCCTCCTCCACAATTCGCGGACTAATGAACTGGTCGTCGCCGTCTGAAGGAAACTCTCCGTATACCTCGATCTTTGCCTGGCTACTCTCTGCACCATACTCAGAGATGATCTGGTCGTAGACGGCTTTGTCGGTGTCTTCGACTTGCCGCGCGTCGATGTTTTGCGTTTGCCAGAAGTCCCGCTTGGCGTTGAAACACTCATAGAAGTACCCCTCGTTGCGTCGTGGGTTGCTAAACGCGAGCCAGAAGCGATTCGGTGTGTTCTCCGTAAAGAAGCCCGCCGTGACCGACCAAATGGGGTCGGGGATGCCCGAGGCCTCATCGAAGATGACCATTACACCATCGAAGTTGTGGACACCGGCGTACGCGTCGGGGTTCTCTTCCGACCACAGCCGGCCTTCCACCGACCAGTACCGCGTGCCTTTCTTCAAGTCCCGCTCGACGATCTCCGCCAACCACTTAGCCGGCATGACGCGCGTCGCCGACACCTCGAACCAATGACTGTTCATTAGAAGCGACAGCCACTTAGTGACCTCGGCCCAGGTGACCGAGCGCAGCTGCGCCTCGCTGTTCGCCGAGACGATGATGGTCGAGCCGATCCGCGTCGTCAGCATCCACAAGATGAGCCAGCTCACGAGCGCTGACTTACCGATGCCGCGCCCCGAGGCCGTCGCCATGCGCAGCACCTCAAAGTGATCGGCGGTCTTGTTCTTAGCGATGTGCGCCGCGACTTGGCGCAGCACGTCCCGCTGCCACTTACGCGGGCCGTGGAAGTGCTCCAGCGGCGTGCCCTTCTGCCCCCACGGGAAGGCGAACAGCACGAACGCCTCGGGGTCGTCCTTGATGGCCGGCGTCCACAGCCGGGTCATTAAGAGCTGTTCGTCGTCGGGACTATAGATCGGCAGTTGCATGTGCGCCCTCGTGCTCCAAATGCGCGAGCGTGGTGCGCTCTAGTGCAGCCGGTGTATCCGACAATACTCGACCCTCGATGACGCGAGACTCCGCCTCTTGCAGTGCCGCGATGACGCTGATCTGCTGCTTGACATCGACTTGGACTTGTTGCTTCGCCACCCAGCCATGCACGTGCTGAAGAAGCGCCAGTGACGCCTTGCTATCGCCATTGCGAGCCGCGTCACGCAGTTGACCCGCCGCTTCCAACTCACTGTCTGCACGCCCTTTCGCCTCCGCCATTTCCGCTAGGGGGTCCATTTGACATAACCTGCGGTACTCGACCGGCAACATGCCGGCGGCCAGCGCCAGATTATCACCGCGCAGTCCGAGCGCGGCGGCGTCATAGATTGCCTGAAGGCGGTCCTCGGTGGCTTTGAGCTCGCGCGTTGTCAGCGGTAGCGACTTGAACATGCCGAAACTCTAACGGTGGTGTAAGCAAAAGACAAGCGATGTGCAGGGTGAGCCTGCCGGGAGGCCGCGATCTCGAACATCCGTCGAGCCTGTGTGCCGGGGCGGAGTGCCTTAGATGGTGGGCGGGGGTGGCCCTTCAGCTACCTCCCGGTCGCTACGTGCGCATCACGTCAGACATCGCAGCAAAAGGTTATCAAGGAATCCTTTAATAGCGCAAGCCGTTATTAAAGGGTGTGTTAGTTAAAAAAATAAAAAAAATTGTTTGTGAGACCATTGTCACAATGACCACCAGCTCGCGGGCCGGCCCCCCGGCTAAATGCAAACGATTCCCGTTTGTAAACAATTCCCGTTAGCGTTGGGACTTGGCGTGGTAGGCAAGGTAGGTATACCTACCGGAAGCCAAGCCATGCGAGCTCACGCCATGCGAGCGCGAGCACGCAAGCTGGTAGGCAAGTTAGGCTATTTGATTTGAATAGCCTAACTTGCCTACCTTTTGCCGTTTGCGTGGGGATCGGGGTGGCTGGTAGGTAATTTAGGCTATTTAGG